ACGTGGAATTTTAAAGTTGAGTCCTTGACTTCTTTAAAGGGGATTAATAAAATTATGGTAAATATACTAGCAAGTCTGAGGAACTCAAAAGACAAGAGTGACTTATTTTTAAGATAGTTGAAGTGAAATATGATAGATTATAGTTATATAAACGAATTTACAGCAATTAAAGAACTCCCGAGTATTTGGCACGCACCCGATGCTTACATTAAACAGCATGTTGAGCACGTTCTTTCTTATCATTCCCACCTTGAACGAAACTTAATTGTATTTTTATTTAAAAAGAGCATGAAATACGGTGGAACAGCCCAAGTATGTAATAAACAAATCAATGCTATTTTAAACGCATACAACGTTCAATTTATATTGTTTTTGGTAAGCGTGGGTCTTTTGGATTTTTCCTTGAAAAAAAGATTGCTAACCAGCCGCTTGACTTGACCACTAATGGAGATTGGCATGAATGATTTGGAGTTTTTACAAGAATTAAAAGAAAATATTATTCTTGGTGTTGCAGATATAACTCGACACGAGATGGCTCTTACGATGGTTGATGACTGGATTGACGAATTGGAACACGAAAAACAACAAGCTGTTGCAGCGGAGCGAAAAAACCGTGCCCGCTGAACTATATCGTTATAACAACAGAGGATAAAATGGATGATAAAAGGAAACAAATATTTGATTATAATCCATCGGATGAATTTGTAAATGCTTTTAACAAATGGATTTTATTATTTGTCTGAACTGGCAAATTTGGATAACCCTTACTAATTCACAGAAAGATGCATTAGTAGATCATGAACTCGAACATTGTAAATACGATAAAAATGACAGACCAATTATGATTGATCATGATATTGAGGAATTTACTTGCGTGGTTGATCGTCATGGATTATGGACGACGGGATTACAACGGATGGAACAATCCATGAAACGCAGACGACCGATACAGTCAAATAATAAGGTTGCGTTAGGAATAGTGAAATAAATTGATATATCAATTACATTGGCAATATAAAAATGGGAAAACAGAAATGAAAGTGCAAAGAGATATAAATTCTCATGATGAAATGCGTACTTTTGTAAATGAGACACAGGAAGAATATCAAGTACCTGACAATGTTATTTGGATGGCATGCAATGAGAAGTCAAAATATTTTATACCCCTTAATAACTAAATGGAATGATTGAATAAAATTAATAGGAAACTAATGTGGTACGAAGAACAATGACAAATGGGAAGAAGAAAAGGACACACTTGAGTAAGGATGATCCACTTCGTCCATTAACAACAAAGCAACAACGCTTTGTAGATTTTTATGATGGGAATGCAACAGATGCAGCTAGGAAAGCAGGATACAAAGGGAATACGTTGACGTTGGGTCAGGTGGGAGATCAGAACTTAAAAAAAATTAATATAGTGCATGCATTGAGGAAAAGAGAGGATAAACGGAATAATCCGCATATAGCAACAAGGGAGGAAAGACAAGCTTTTTGGACTCGTGTATTGAGAGGAGAGGAATTATCTAGTGTGATTATTGGTGCTGGTAAGGCGCAAAGGGTGGAAATGTGCGGGCCTAAAATGCCGGATCGATTAAAAGCATCTGAATTGCTTGGACGATCCGAAGCTGATTTTATAGACACAACTAAACTTACTGGACCAAATGGTGGGCCGATTCAAACGCAACATGTCCCCGTAGATCTTTCAGATTTCAGTGACAGTGAACTGACGGTTATGGAAAAACTAGGATTTTCGAAAGGTAAAGATGAGCCCAGTATTAGCTGAAAATCATATTGCGATGGCACGTGGAAAAGAACCAAAGCAGATCCGTGCTTTAAAAGCAGTACAGTTTCCGACAACAATTAAAGCAGAACGTTGTCGAAGATCCTATTTTCATTTCATGCAGGAATTTTGGGGGGAAGTATCAAGTGATCCGCCTCAATGGAATTGGCATATTGAATATCTTGCTGAACAGCTTTCTCAAATAGCACAGGATGTAGCTGATAAAAAGGTAAAGAAACATGATTTAATAATAAATATTCCACCAGGAACAACGAAGTCAATTTCATGTAGTATTATGTTTCCTCCGTGGTGTTGGACGAAATGGCCCTGGATGCGATTTATTGTGTCCAGTTATTCTGGCGCATTGTCTTTAGAACATGCTGAGTATTCCAGAGATTTAATTCGTTCTGATAAATACAAACGGTTATTTCCTGAAATAGGAATTAAACAGGACAAGGATACAAAGTCCAATTTTCGGATACAGCGAACTGTAATGAAGAAAGTCAGAGGGGAAGATGGAAAGTTTCATAATGTATCTAAGATTGAGCCAGGAGGGAATAGGTACAGTACATCTGTTGGGGGTACATTAACTGGATTTCATGGGCATATTTTATTGGTTGATGATCCACTTGATCCTAATAGAGCAATAAGTCCGGTTGAATTAGCTTCTGCGAATAGATGGTTGGATCAAACGCTTAGCACGAGGAAAGTTGACAAAGCGATTACTCCTACTATTTTAATTATGCAGCGTTTGCATCAGGATGATCCCACTGGACATATTTTAGCAAAGAATAAAAAGAACGTTTTTCATATTTGTTTACCTGGGGAAATCTACTCACCTAAATATAGGGAGAGGGTGAGGCCAGTTGATTTTGTAAGGAAATACAAAGATGGACTGCTTGATCCGGGCAGGATGAGTCGTAGTGTTTTAGCAGAAATGGAAGTGGATCTTGGTCAATATGGGTATGCTGGTCAGGTAGGACAACATCCAACTCCTCCAGGTGGTGGAATGTTTAAGGTTGATCATTTTCAAGTTGTGGATTCTGCATCTGCTGTTGTAGGAAAAGTTGAGAACACCGTTAGATATTGGGATAAGGCAGGGACTGCTGAGGGAGGCACGTATACTGTTGGGGTCAAGATGAGCAAAATAGTGTCTTCAAAAGGGAATAAGTATTTAATCCATGATGTCAAACGAGGGCAATGGGCAAGTAATGAGAGAGAAGATATTATAAAGGAAACAGCGGAAGCTGACGGGAGGGGCGTGTATGTGTGGGCTGAGCAAGAACCAGGGTCAGGAGGGAAAGATTCCATTAATGCGACAATTCAGAATTTAGATGGGTTTGTAGTAAAAGCAGATCTTCCAGTAGGGAATAAAGTGTATCGAGCTGATCCGTACAGCGTGCAAGTGAATAATGGGAATGTGTATTTGTTACGAGCTGATTGGAATGGACCATTTAAGGACGAGCATGGGTTTTTCCCATTTAGTACGTATAAAGATCAAGTGGATGCATCAGCTGGGGCATACAGTAAGTTGATCCAGAAGAAAAAACACTTCGGTACTTGGGGAAGAAGATAATAATGGGTAAGTTAGGAGAATTAACAATTGATGTAAAATTAGGGAAAGCAGTTCGTTCCATTCTCAGATTACTTGATGTTTTACCCGACAATGATGTCCAAGAAGATGAAACTTGGACATCATTGTCGGGATGAATTAAGTGCAGAAGCACAAGATAAAGTAAAACGAGTGCGGAAAGAGGTTACATTATTTTTGGCTGAAAGTGAATATTTAGTAACAAAAGATGAGAGATAATTTGAGTGTCAGATAAAATAACAAAGAAAGCTACAGTGGAGGAAATAAAAGTAGCTCAAGCAAAATTGAAACGAATTCATGCGTTGTCTGAACTCGTGTCTCGTGCGCAATTGCTTTCTCGTGCGGGAAAACAATATGGAGGGGATCGTGATCTATATGAAACATTAGGATATCTCAGAAATCCAACATATGCTGATTTTTATGAAAAGTATAAACGGCAAGATATAGCAAAACGGATTAATGATGCTCCTGTATCTGCCACTTGGCGGGGAAGGTTTGAAATCAAAGAGAATGAGGAAGCAGAAGAAACTGAATTTGAAAAAGCTTGGAAGACGATGGCTAAGAATCTTCGGTTGTTTTCTAAATTCACTCGTTTAGATCGTCTTGTGGGATTAGGTTCTTATGGGATTTTGTTATGTGGGTATAATGATATCCAACAAATATCAGAACTTAGTAAACCAGTACAAGTCGCAGAAGGCAGAAGGAAACTATTGTATGTGCAACCATATTCATCTGAGAGTGCCCCAATTGCAGAGTATGTGAAAGATCCCACTGATGCACGATATGGGTTGCCGAGAATTTATAGAGTACAATTAAAATCTTCTACTACGAATTCAACGGTGGAAACGCTTGTCCATTATAGTCGGGTAATTCATGTAGCAGAGGGTTTATTGGAAGATGAAGTGCATGGGGAGCCTCGATTGTTAGTTGGATTGAATAGATTGTTTGATTTGGAGAAAATTGTTGGTGGCTCTGCTGAAATGTTCTGGAGGGGGGCTCGACCCGGATATGCGTTGATTGCAGATGTTGATGCTGAGATGGATATGGGAGCGGCGGAAGCAAGTGCTTTTCAAGATGAGCTTGATGAATTTGAGCATAATCTTAGGCGGTGGTTGCGATTACAGGGGGCAGAAGTGCAATCGTTGGCGCCACAAGTGGTTAGCCCGAAAGATCATATTGATGTTCAGATTAATATGATAAGTGCAGCTTACGGAATTCCGAAGAGGATTTTAACCGGTTCTGAAAGAGGTGAGTTAGCAAGTTCTCAAGATGAAAAAGCATGGAAGGAGAAGATTGAGGATCGTAGATTAGATTATGCAGAAGATCAAATTGTTCGTCCATTCATTGATAATCAATTAGAATTTGGTACATTGCCTGCTTTATCTGCATTGGAACAGGAGTCAGGATATACTGTTAAATGGTCCGGGCTTTGGGAACAAACGGCCAAAGAGAAGGCAGATATCAGCAAAACAAAGTCCGAGGCATTGGTGAAGTACACTGATAGTTTACAAGCATCGATGATATTTCCACCGAAGTCATTTTTCAAGCAGATTTTGGGAATGTCAGAGGCGCAAATTGAAGCACTTGAGGAAGAAATGGAAGGCATGGTATTTGAAGCGGAAGAGGAATAAGAGATAGGCAGAATCATGCAAGTATTGTCTCAAATACAAAATTCACGTGAACGGAAACTTGCTGGAGCGATTGGGGTTGGCTTTTTGTTAAACAATATGGCTAATTACGATCCGACACATACTACTGTGTTACGCAATCGGTTTGTTAGTGAGATGAGAAAACGTTTCAGGGAATTACGGGGAGTTATTCGTAAAGCTGTTATTGATCAGGATGTGTTGGGACTTGTTAAACCGGAGACTTATGCATTAGATATTCCTATGCAAAGGGCATTTGATTTTAGATTATCCTCAGAGAAGATTGATGGATTCATGGGATGGTTAAAAACACAAGAAGATAAGGGAGTATTGGAAATAATTACTTCTCCACAAGTTGGAGGCGCAATTGAGGAACCTTGGACGAATAAATATATTCAATCCGCCTACAAGAAAGGATTACAGCGGTCCAGAGCAGAATTAAGGAAAGCTGGTTATCCAGTACCCCCTCCGGTTGATGATATGTTTGGTGGGATCAATGCAATATTTCAAGGGCCTGTGCATTCTGATGCTGCTGGAATTTTAATGAGTCGAACGTATAACGAGTTAAAAGGCATTACCGCAGGAATGGATCAACAGATTAGTAGAGTACTTTCCCAAGGCATAATTGATGGATATGGTCCTGCAACAATGGCGAGGGAAATGAATAATGTTATTAAGAAACAAGGAGAGACATTAGCAACGGAGTATATGCGGGCTGAACAAAGAGCAGTGATATTAGCACGCACAGAAATAATTCACGCCCACAACGAGGCGAGTTTGCAAGAATTTGCAAATTGGGAAGTGGAAGGGGTCAAGACATTAGTTGAGAGTGTTGGTGCTTGGGATAGCCGGATGTGTCAAAAATGTATGGACTTAGCTGGTATGGATCTTGGGAATGGTCCTGGAATATTTACAAGGAGTCAATGGCGGAACTATTTTCCGGCGCACCCATGTTGCCGTTGTGCCCCGGTTCCAATGGATGTGACTGGGGAAAAGAAAGGGAAGGAACTAGCCCCGAGTAGGGATGTCGATTCTGAGTGGAAGTCACTAATGTCGAGAAATGAAGCGGAGGAATGGGTAAAGGGTTCTGCTCTTGAAAAAGAAGTTTATTACCACGGAACCTCTTCCAATTTACGGGATAGTATTAAACGGAATGGATTTATACCCGGTGAAGGGAGCCGCGGGGCGGCCTATGGTGAAGGCGTTTATCTTTCTAAAAATCTTGGTATCGCTTCAAAATTTTCCGCTTTCCATAAAAATCCAGCATTGATCAGGACTAAGGTTAGAGTAATGAAGCCTTATATTGTAAAGGATGTCGACGATTGGCTTTCTATTTGGGATAAAGCAACGGTAGAAGGGTTCGATTTTCGCAAAGCTAGCCATGTTCAAAAGTATTTTCAGAAACATGGGTACGATGCTTTAGATGTAACAAATTACGAACCTATGGGAGGGATGGTGATTTGGGGACGGAAAGGAAAAACTGTAAAAAAGATTACAAGTTTAATGAATGCTTCGGATTGAGCAGAGAAGGGGATTCGTACTATACGAGGAGATTAATGGCAATGTCAGTTAAAGACGGAAAAGGACCGAGGGGCAGGGGTCCAAGAGATGGTAGAGGCGGTGGTACAGGACGAAGCCCATCTCGTTCTGGTGGAAGAAAGACTGGTGGAAGAAAAGGAACTTGTTAAATGTCTTTAGTAAAAAGATTTGAATTAGTTTGTAAAAAGTGTGGGAAAATCTTTATTGCGAAAGCATGGAATAGGAAGTATTGTCCTTCTTGTTTGACAAAGACCTGTGCAATGTGCGGAAAGATTTTTTTGGCAGAAAGTGAATTGAGAAAATATTGTTCTTCTAAGTGCTATCATAATGCTTTGATGGGACGTCAAATTTCTATGGAAACACGAAAGAAAATATCTGAAGCAAATAAAGGACATATTGTTTCGGAGGAAACAAGGGGAAAATTGTCGGTGGCGAATAAGGGACATATTCCATGGAGTAAAGGAAAAAAGATTCCTTGTACTGATAAAAGAAGGGAAAGTATGTCTATTGTAATGGTAGGAAATACTAATGCAAAAGGTTATAAACATACTGATGTGGCGAGAAAAAAGATATCGGAGGCAAATAAGGGAAGAAAACATACGGAAGAAACAAAGCGGAAGTTGTCAGAAGCGATGAAGGGAAATACGTACGCAAAAGGGTTTATATGTTCTGAAGAGACGAGGAAGAGAAGATCTGAGGCAGCAAAAGGGAGAGTGTATCCTAAAGGACGAATATGTACTGAGGAAACTAGAAGAAAATTATCGCGTGCGAGTAAAGGTAGAAAACATACTAAAGAAACGAAAGAGAAAATTCGTCAAGCTAATTTGGGAAAAAAGAGACCGGAATTGTCAGGCGATAATAATCCTATGCACACCCATTTGAATGCGTATAAATCTTGTTTTGGTAAGACGGGGCATAGAAAGGATTTAGGTATCTTTGTTCGATCTACTTGGGAAGCTAATATGATACGAATTTTTAATTGTATGGGACTGCATGTACAATATGAACCACAATCGTTTAGATTATCAAATGGAAAAACGTACAGACCTGATTTTTATATCCATGAAACTGAAGAATTGATAGAAGTTAAAGGTCGGTGGATAGGAGATGCAAGGGAAAGAGTTGATCTGTTTCAAAAAGAATATCCTGATTTGCCTTTCGAAGTAATTGGTCCTGATAAATATTATCAGTATATTCGGGAATTTGCCGATATGAATTTGAATTTAGAGATATAGAATGCCTTGGGATTGGAAAAATGCACACGAACATAAACATGGATTGTCTGAAGCACAAGCCAGACAATGGGCTGAAGTTGCGAACAGTGTTCGTAGGAAATGTCTTACTGATGGTGGGACAGAAGCAGATTGCGATGCTAGAGCTATAAGACAAGCAAATGGAGTTGTTGGAAATACAGATACCATGAATAAGCTAACGTGTCATAAAATACAAATACTACATTACGAAATTCGCAGGACTGAATATAATGGAAGGCCACATATTGTGGTTCCGGCAGTCCTTTTCGTAGAAGGCGTGCATTGTGGAAGTGCGGGACCAGTTTTATATACTGCTGAAGAATTAGCAAAGTTTCCAGCAGCATGGAATGGAAGACCTGTTCCAATTTTTCATCCCCATGATAAGGATGGGGTTCCTATTAGTTGTAATGATCCGCAGACGATACAGAGTAGAAGTGTCGGCAATTTATTTAATGTGTGTTTTGAAGACGGTAAGTTGAAGGGTGAAATCTGGATTGATGAAGAAAGGATCAAACGGATTAGTCCAACAGCATTATCATATATTCAGACTGGCAGGAAGTTGGAAGTGAGTACAGGTATTTTCAGTGATGAAGATCCTGTTTCAGGTGAATGGAATGGTGAGCAATATATATCTATTGCACGGAATCTCAGACCGGATCATTTAGCTCTTTTGCCCGGAGAGCAAGGTGCCTGTTCTTGGGAAGATGGTTGCGGAATCAGAAGCAATCAAAAGGAGGTTATAAATGTGAAGCAAGATGTGTCAGATAAGACAGTAAAGTCGCCGGAGATGCCGAATGAGTCAATACCGATCAGTACATTGAATGAAGGGGTTGAATCACAAAAGGGACTCAAGGCATTATTTACACGAGTTTATGCTAAATTGAGTTCTGTTTTCGGTGAATTGAAAGCTCAGGAAATGAGTTACAATGATGTAATTACTAAGTTACAGGTGTCTCTTGATTCTATGGACAGTCCAACAGCAATTAATTACATTAAGGCTGTTTACGATGACTACTTCATTTATGAGGTTCGTCCTGGGGAACAGGCGACTGGTGTAGAAAGAAAATTGTATAAACGGAAGTACACAATTAAGGATAACGGAGAAATTGAGATGGATAATGAACTTGTCCCTGTTATCCAACAAATAGATTATGTTGAATTATCTGATCATTCAGATGATGTTGATGTAAATAATGAAAAGGAAGGTGAAGATAAAATGAGTGAAGAAAAAACGGGGTGCCCTGAAAAGGTTACTCAGTTAATTGAAAATGAGTCTACTAAGTTCGATGAGACTGATCGGGAATGGTTGGAGACTCTTAATGAAAGCCAGATTGACAAACTTATTCCTGAAAAAGTAGAGGCTAAGGAAGACAAACCCACTACGAATGATAAGGAAGATACGTCTGTTGTTAATAGTAAGGAAGATAAATCTGGGAATGAGAAAATTCCTCCTCTTGCTACATTTGAGAGCATACTTGATAGTGCAGATCCAAAAGTGAAAGAGCAGCTTTTGTATGGTGCACGTTCTTACGAGAAAGATAGAACTGCATTGATCGAAATGATTGCAAATCAGGAGGGCAGTAAATTTTCTAAGGAAGCACTTGAAACTACTTCCATAGAAATGTTGGAAAAGATGGCGTCCTTGATTACACCTACTGTTAACTATCAAGGGAATGTGGGTGGAATAACGCCAGAAGTGACGACACATAGTAATGTAGTTAAACCAATGTCTGCACTTGGTTTTACTTTTAACAAAAAGGAAGACAAAAAGGAATAGGAGGTGAGATAAAAAATGAGTTTACATGCAATTGCGTTAAAAAAGTATGGTGATAGTATCATCAAGGAAATTACTGGATCAGGTACGATCTATCCAGGAATGTTGCTGGAACGAAGTTATAGTAGCGGCAGTATAGTTAAAGCACATAGTGCAGAGGGGCAGAATTGTCAGCCCTTATTTGCTGTTGCAGATGCACTTCAAGGGAATGATATTGATGATGCATATGCTGATGGTGAGTTGGTTCGTTGTGAATACTTCAGGCCAGGTGATGAAGTTTATGCTATCCTGGAAGATGGTGAATCCGTAAGTGTGGGGGATTATCTTGAGTCAAATGGTGCCGGTTATTTGCAAAAGCACACTGCGGATGTTCATGCGGATAGTTCCGGTATGACAGGGGACTTCACAGCGTATACAAATCAGATTGTTGGTGTTGCTCTTGAGGTTTTGGATCTATCTGGTAGTTCTGGTGAGGAATCTTCAGGACCACTCGCTTATCAGAAACGTCTGAAAATTGAGATTATATAGAAGGAGGTGAAATAAAAATGATTACTGCACAAGTACACAATTTATACGAACAAAATGTTATTTCCAATGCGTATCACGCTAGTGGATTGAATGCGCATAATATGCGTCCGTGGGTTGAGGCTGATGGGAAGGCATATGTGACCAATATCAGGATTAATGCCAAAGGCGAATTGGAAGAGTATGCTGTTCCAGTTGTCAATGGCACTCTTCGTAGGGATGAGTGGAAGGCGTTAGATGATGCTGTTTTAAAGATCAGTGAAGAACGTCTTGTTGGTATTGCTGATCTCAAGGCCAGAGGATTGACCCATAATATTACAAATGGTATGGGCAAGACAGTTCTTGAGTATCATGACATGTCGAATGCACTTGATGCCGAGATGACAATGGACGGAATTACTAAAGGGAATAATGATACTGTAGATTATGGTGTAAATTATATGCCATTACCGATAGTCCATTCCGATTTCCGTTTGAACATGCGTATTTTAGCAGCGTCCAGAAACATGGGGGACTCATTGGATACCACACTGGTGGAAAGGGCAACTCGTAAGGTGTCCGAGAAGCTTGAGGAGTTCCTGTTTACTGATACCAGTTTTACATTTGGCGGGGGGACAATTTATACTTATGTTTCCCAACCAAATATAAATACGGTTACTCTAAGCAATAACTGGGACACCTCCGCTGCAACTGGCGCTGAAATCATTGATGATGTCGTTACAATGAAACAAAGCAGTATTACTGCTATGCATTATGGTCCTTGGATGTTGTACATTCCGACTGCATATGAAACTAAGTTGGATGAGGACTATGTCTCTGGATATGCAAAGACTATCCGTGAGCGCATCAAATCCATTGATGGGATTATTGATGTCAAGGTGGCGGATAAGCTCCCGGCAAATACCGTTCTACTTGTTCAAATGACTTCTGATGTTGTTCGTCTTGTAACTGGTATGCCGCTTAACACGGTTCAATGGGATATTCAGGGTAAAATGGCGCAGGACTTTAAGGTCATGACCATTCAGGTTCCTCAGATTAGGAGTGATCAGGATGGAAACTCTGGTATCGTGAAGTTGGCATAGTGATAAATATAGGATTATTGAATAGTAATCAAACTATTCATATGTCCTCCAGAAAGTGGAGGGTGTAATTATGGAAAGACGAAAGTCAACAATTACTGAAGACGTGGTTAATGTGAAAAAGGTTGAAATAGAGGAGCCACGTCTTCGATGGCGAAAAATAGGTGGTGGAATTCATAACCATCGGGATGGTCAGATTGTTCGACGGGGGGAAATTCTTGTTGCGACTCAATTGGAAATTGAACCCTTTAAGAACTTATTCGTTCCCCTTGATCCTTTAGTTGATATAAAGGAAGAACAGCCAACTAAACGATTATTTATTGAGCACAGAGGGGGTGGAAAGTATAACGTAATTAATGAGAATACCGGAAAACCAATAAATGATGAGTTGCTGACTAGAGAACAAGCAGAGAATTTGATTAACGATGAGTAGACCTTGGCATGTCCCTGAACTATGGCCGAATAGCACTGTGTATATTATAGGTGGTGGGCCGAGTTTAAAAGAAGAAGATTTGACTCCGTTGCATAATTCTGCACGAAGAGTAATTGGCGTGAATAATGCTTATCAATTAGGATCTTGGATTGATCTCTGTTTCTTTGGGGATTGTTCATGGTTTAATCATCATAGAAAAGGGTTGTTGAAATTTGCAGGGTTGAAAGTAAGTTGCTGCCCACGATTTGGTGGACGGAATGAGAAGTGGCCAGGGATTAAGTTCCTTCCAAAGGATAAAGAAAAACGAAATGGGATCAGCAATCGAAAAAATAGGAATAAAATAGCTTGGAATAAAAACTCAGGTTATTCAGCGATTAATTTAGCATATTATCTTGGGGCAAAGCGAATAGTATTGCTTGGTTTTGATATGCATCGTGGACCAAACAATGAAACACATTGGCATGCAGGACACAAATGGGGTGTCCCGAAAGACACAAAGCAACGTCGGAAATTAAATGAACCTTATGCAAGATTTCTTCCAAATACGGAAGCTATTGCTAAAGATGCGGAGCGATTAGGTATAGAGATTATAAACTGCTCGATGGATAGTGCAATTACGCAGTTTAAAAAGATTCCGCTAAAAGAAATAGTTCAGACAGATTCTCATGAGTTACTCGTTTCTAAAAGTGGGAATGAACTTGTGGTATTAAAAGAAGAGGAAGTTGCAAGTACTTCTATAAGTATTGCAATGACCTCATATAATTCTGCAAAGTTTATTACAGAAGCATTAGATAGTATTCTCATGCAGAGTCATGCAAAGTGGGAGCTGATTATAGTAGACGATTGTTCAGCAGATAACACTCTTGATGTGCTAGAAAAGTACATCACAGAACATAATATAAAAGAAAAGGTTATAGTAATTAAGCATGATGAGAATCAAGGATATGGTGCGAGTTTAGGGAAAGCTATTGCATCAACGTCCAATGATTTAGTTGTTATACTTGATTCTGATGATTGTCTATTTACGGGCAATGTATTTCAAACATGCATTAGAGTCCATTTAGCACATCCGGAAGCATCAATGACGTATAGTAATTATATGGTATGTGATAAAAATATGCATCACAGGTCAAATATGAATACCAAACAGATTGGGAAGGGAGAGACTTGGTTATATAAAGAGGGGAATGAACTCAAAACAGGGTTAAAAATTAGTCATTTGAAAACGATAAAACGTACATTCTATGATAAAACTGAAGGAATTGAGCCAACGCTTAGAAAGATGGTGGATAAGGATTTGATTTTGAAGTTAAGTGAAGTTGGTTCACTTGTTCATATAGATAAAATTTTAATGAAGTATCGTCGGCATAAAAATTCATTGACTTCTACTTTTCGTCATCTTTCGAAAGAAGAGCAAGGGAAACTTAGACGTGATCGGGATCAAATCTATGAAAAAGCAATTGAACGACGGAGAGCACAAAATGGGGAGACTCTTCGTGTATACGTTGATGGGTCTAAACGGAATGCAGTTAGTTTAATGTTTCCATATTGGGAACGAAATGGGGTTGTCTTAGTTGATAATTTAAAAGAAGCAGATGTTCAGTTTTCTGTTGTACGAAAAAATGTTGAGTCCAATATACCTACTTTACTGCGAATAGATGGGGTATACTACGATAAAGAGTGTCGAGACGATAGAAATATAGCTATTGGACATAGTCATTCTATTGCAGATGCCCTTGTATATCAAAGTGATTGCTCTCGACAAATGTGTGAGAAGTGCCTTCCCAAGAGGAAGTCAGGTTGTTGTTGGCAAATTATTTACAATGGCGTGGATGCATCAAAGTGGCGCAGTCCACTTGAACATCAGGGGATAAATGTTATTTCTTGTTCTAAATGGCGTAGGGTAAAACGCCTTCCAGAGATGATTGAAATATTCAAAAGGTTCAGAACAATTTATCCTGAAGCGGTATTTCATGTAATTGGTCCAATGGGCAAAGGAGCGAAAGAAATTCTTTGCGATAATGTAATCTATTATGGGCATTTGGCGCATTCTGAAATTCAAAAAATGTATCAAACAGGGGATGTTTCTTTACATCTATGCAAAAAAGATTCTTGTCCAAGTAATGTGCCTGAGTCAATAGCAGCTGGTATTCCTGTTGTTACTACTAATCTATGTGGTGGTGCGGCAGAAATGAGCAAACTTGCTGAAGGATGTAGTATTGTTTATGAAGGTGAGCAGTGTTTTGATGCAGATTACATTTATCAAGATGAGTATAATAAAATGACGGATGTCGTACAAGAAAAATGCGTGCAGGCAATGATTAATATTGTTAAGAATAAGATGCGTGTAGAATTACCTGTAGAGTTAACTATCGAATATGTCGCCAGGAAGTATCTTACAATGATGCGGGGAATATGTGATGGAAGTTCATAGAGGAAAATTTATATTTAAGCGACTTAAAATGGGTTTTTCTTTATCTCGGTATGGGGATGGTGAACTTAAAGTTATTCGTGGCGGTTCAATAACTAATATGCAGAAGTATGACGAAGTATTGAAACAGAAACTCCTAAAAGTATTTGAACATCCCTTATCTAAATTGCTTATAGGAATTCCTGATCCTCTTTGTACTCGTCCTTATGTTTCAAAATTTCATAGGTACTTTGATAAGTTCATTTTGGGGAGATCTGCAAAAGAGAAATCTGTTTTTGTTTCTTCTTTTTTTTCTCGTCCGAGTTTGGTTAGCGAGGACTCCGAAGTATTTTTCGGGAAAATGAAGGGGATCTGGAAAGAGAGAGAAATCGTTCTTATTAATTTTAATCCAGAACTTCCTGATCATTTTCTGTTTAGAGATAATAAAAGTGAATTTATCCAAATTTCAAGGAATAATTGTTTTTCGGAATATAAACGGATAATGAGTTCTTGTCAGCAGTTTTATAATCAAAATAAGTTATTTCTCATCTCTGCTGGACCAGTGGCGACTTGTCTTGCTTATGATTTATGTTCTGTAGGAGAACAGGCGATTGATATTGGAGGGATTGCTTTTGAACAAAGTCTTTTTGCTGGGGATTTACATCCTGAACGATGGGTATATCAGGATAGTTATAAGATCAAAAGGGGGTATTTGAAAGGAATTAACGATATGAGATTAAATGATGTAAAAACAAATATCACGCATACAAAAGCGGGTTTACAGAGAAGGAAGGATGCCGGAATTGTTATGAGTGAAGGTAATTTCGTTAGATTATTGAATGCCTTCATGTATTTTGTACAATATACAGATAAACAACTTCCTCTTTTGGACGTAGGCACACGTGAAGGTTGGTTTCTCAAGTTTTTAACGAATACGGGATACGTTGATGTACAAGCAATAGAAGTCTGCCCGGACGCTATTTCCATGGTAAGAAGAAGCGGATTTAAGGTGACGGAAATGGATGTCCAAAAGATGGAATTTCAAGATATGTTTGGGACTATTACGGCGATTCATGTTTTAGAGCATTGTTCGAATCCCGTTAAAGCGGTGGAGAATATTTATAATGCCTTAAGAAGGAATGGGGTACTATATGTAGAAATTCCCTTAGAAACGAAGGTTGATCCGAATCGTTCAGGTCATTTTAGCTGTTTTCCGGAGGTAAAGAATTTGTTGGTTTTGTTTGATAATAGGTGGAAGGTGTTATCACACGAAGTACAGATAATGAATAAAGCGGGGACGAAAAAGAATTGTAGAGCACTTTTTAAGAAAATATAGGGAAAATGTAATGGACATATTTAAGGATAAGACGATTTTGGTAACAGGTGGAACTGGGTCATTAGGAAAAGCGTTGGTTAAGCAGTTACTGTCGAGGACGCAAGGAAAACCTAAAAAGGTTATCGTCTTTTCAAGAGACGAGGCTAAACAGCATTATATGAGAACGGAATGTTATCGTGAGAAGTGGTGTGAAACTAACAAACTTGAATTTATGCTTGGGGATATTCGTAATTATGCAAGTGTTTGTTCTGCCATAAAAAATGTTGATATTATTGTTAATACGGCGGCGTTAAAACAAGTTCCAGTCTGTGAGTATTTTCCGGAACAAGCAGTATTGACCAATTGCATGGGGGTACAAAATATAATTCAGGCAATTAATGAAAACGATTATCCTGTAGAAGTTGTAGTAATTATCAGTACAGATAAAGCATGTAAACCAGTCAATGTTATGGGGATGACAAAGGCCATTCAAGAACGCATGGCAATTGTAGCGAATATAGCTAATCCTAATACCCGGTTTGTTTGCGTACGGTATGGAAATATTATGTCCAAGCTTTCTGTTGGTTCCGTGATTCCATTATTTCATCAACAAATCAAAGACGGGGGACCTGTTACAGTTACTTCTTCTGCAATGTCCCGTTTCATGTTCAACATGGAACAAGCCATTGATATTGTTTTTACTGTGGTAAAAGAGGCATTGCCTGGAGAGATATATGTTCCAATTCTTTCTTCATTTAAAGTGATTGATGTTGCAAAAGCGTTAGTAGAATCAAGGAAATGTGATATTAAAATAATTGGCATCCGTCCAGGTGAAAAACTCCATGAAATTATGATTTCTGAAGATGAATATGCACGAGTTTTTCAGCGTGGTGATTATTATGTGATCCCTCCGATGTTGCCTGAGCTTTCTAACAAGGAAGTAGAGGAAAATGTTTTGACGGGGGAGTATTGCTCTTCTGATACGCTTCTTAGTTTTCAAGAAACGAAAGACTTATTGAAAGAACATGATTTATTGGTAAGTGAATAGGTAATATGAAAATATATTTAAATTTAGGTAAGAGTACATCGATGCGAATGATGAACGCAGTTATGTATGCTTCTTTGCTTGATTTAGGTCACGAGTTAGTTTCATATGATGTTGCTGACATTGTTATTGGGTTAAGGGATTTGCGGGTACAAGATGAGAGTAAGGTATGGCGGGATTTAAGAAAATACACAGGCAAAAAATATATTTTGTATCAGGTAGAACAGTATGAACATAGGAGAGAGTTGGTAGATTCCTTGTATAAATTTGGTCTGGATGAAATTTGGGGATTTGATATAGGTAATGAAAAAGAGATTTATACTCCATTTGGGTATCATCCTTGTTTACTTTTTGAATCGGTATTTTCGGAGGATATAGATGTCGGCTTTTTTGGTTGGCAACGAGGGAGACGTAATGTTTGGCGGAAGAATGTTCGGAATAAATGGACGGGTATGAATTCGTTTGATCCTGTGGTTTTGGAAAGAAATATTACGAGAGCGAGAATAAATTTGAACATACATTATTATTCAGCTACACAATTTACTGAATGGTTAAGGATCGCTTATTTTTTAGCAAACAAACAGTTCTTCATTAGTGAAAGATTTTATTGTCCGATTGACGTTCCGCAATTTGATACACCTGAAACATATGACGCATTAGTGGAGTATTACTTGAAGCATTCAGAAGAAAGGAAACGGAAAGCGAACAAGATGTCTAAGATATATAAAGAGCACTTTGATATGAGAGATATATTACATGCGAGGGGATTTTAAAAAGTTAACGATTGTCTGCTTTTGGTGGGGGGATTGGTGTGCTCCTTATGGGCAGGAATATGTAGAGAAGTTACAGAGGATGGTTTCCCGGCATCTGACCATTCCACATAACTTTGTGTGTTTTACAGATCGGTTTTCTGAACTGGTAAAGCGAGAAGAGATTGAGTATCATCCATTGCCGCAAGATGTGGTTAACTGGAAAGGAAACCTGACAAAGTTCTATGTTTATTGTCCAAATAATGGTCTTTCAGGTCGTATAATTATGATAGATTTGGATACTGTTATTGTTCAAAATGTAGATGAGATGTTGTCTTATAATGGGGATTGGTGTGGTATTCAGGCGATGAATTCGAGAAGACATCATATTGGTGGTGGATTAGTTTCTTTTGACCATAGTAAATGGGCGTGGTTGTGGGAGATGGTTAAAAATCAGCCAGAGAAGTGGGCACAGCGAACGAACGGAAATGAACGGTTTGTGTATAAAAAAGTTCTGGTTGCACCAGATCTGTGGCAGAATTTATACCCTGGTCAAATAGTTAGTTATAAAAAACACGTACGTCGGAAAAACGGTCGAGTGCCTGAAGGCGTTTACTTAGTGGCCTTCCATGGGCGTCCAAGACCGCACGAAGTTGACAGTTGTTGGATTTGCCAATACTGGAGGTAATTATGCCCGTAAAAATTGTTCTTCCTGGTGCCAAGCCAGAGAGCATTTATTCTCAGAGAGTTCATGTTTTTGATTCGAATGGGACGGAGCTAAAAGGAACATGAAATAATGATTAAAAAGATGTCTTCCCCTATCCTTATTACTGGGTGTGCTCGTAGTGGAACCAGTATGATCGCAGGAACGATAAATCTTTGTGGGGCTTTCGGTGGGGACATGTCCCCTGGGAATTCTAATAATCCAAAAGGGATGTTTGAGAATGCAGCTATTCGTCAACGAATAGTTAAGCCTTATTTACGACAAATGGGAGTTGATCCACTTGGACAATTTCCGTTATTGGATATTGATAATTTACAGATTCCACGTAATTGGAATAAACGGGTGACGCAAGTATTTAAAGATCAGGGATACAAGGGTGGCCCATGGATGTACAAGGGAGCTAAGATGTGCTTATTCTGGCCTGTGTGGGATTATGCCTTTCCTAATGCAAAGTGGATCATCGTTAGACGTAGAACGGGCGATATTGTTTATTCTTGTATGCACACTGGTTTTATGCGTGCTTTTCGTAATCTTACTAATCAGAAGAAGGTAGGTGCCTCTAATGAGCAAGAAGGATGGATTTGGTGGGTGAATCAACATTTGGATCGGTTTAGAGAAATGATTGATGCTGGGTTGAATTGCCGGATTGTGTGGCCTGAACGTATGGTAGATAATGATTTTTCTCAAATGATGGAAACTATAGAATGGTTAGGATTAAAATGGAACGATGATGTTTTATCATTCGTTTCTCCAAAGCTTTGGAAATCAAGGAAGAAGAAATATGATTTATAAATGGGGAAACGGTAGTTTAATATTCTTTTTAATCTTTGGTTTTACTGGGCTAACTTTAGTTCTAAGCGGTTTAAAATGATCTTTATGCCTTTAAGATTTCATGAATTTTGTGAGGAAAACTAGAAATGAGTGCTCGTGTTACAGAAAGTGAAGTCAAGGAAATCATTGATACAGATTTGACGGATATTACAGCTTTCATTACTGCTGCAAATCTTACGGTTACAAAACGTTTGAGTTCTGGAGTTCTTAGTGCAGATCAATTGAAGGAAATCGAGAGATGGTTTACTGCCCACTTAATTGCGGGGACAAATAGGGATATGGGGGCACGGGACGTTGATAAAGAAAAAACACTTGATGCGGAAGTGACCTACGCAGGAAAGACAGGAATGGGATTAGAAGCAACTCGATATGGGCAGGTTGTGTTGACTTTAGACAGTACCGGGAAAATGGCGCAGTCTGGCAAAGGTGACGTATTCTTTAAGGCTGTGACTTCTTTTGATTAATATGGCTACTTTTTGGAAAAAAACATTAAATCAAGTTGTAGTATATTGGGGGAATCCTGTGGTTGACGGGTGGGGCAAGTATACTTTTGCAGATCCAGTTGAGCTTAATGGTCGTTGGATAGATAAAACAGAATTATTTATTGGTGGGAATGGGAAAGAACAGATAAGTTCAGCGGTGGTATTATTAGATCAAGATGTTGATGAGGAAGGTTATTTGTATCTCGGTGATTTAGATGATTTAGATTCTGCTGAAGAGGACAATCCAATGACGGTTGGTGCTGCTTTTCAAATTAAGAAAGTGATGAAGTGCTCGGACATTCGTGGGGATAATTTTTTAAGGAAAGTGTGGTTATGAGTCTTGAGGAAGTTGTTGGAAATTTGAATGTGGAAATCAAAAAGATTGAGGGGAGGACCATGAAGGGCCTTATTAGGGCAGCTATTCCTGTTCGAAGAGATGCAGTCAAAGCAGCTCCAATTGTTACTGGTAATTTACGGGCGAGTGTTTTTACAATTACTTCTAAAGGGAGAACACAAGCTGGTTCTAATCCTAATTTTAAAGGAAAAGAAGCCGATAAAATGGCGGAACACCATCAAAGTATTTTGTCCGAAGAAAAGAGCATTGTAGGTGGGGCAAAAAGGGACACAGTTGAAATAGGGTTCTCTGCGGTGTATGCGTTGAAAGTACATGAAAATCGATATGCAGGCAAAACAGGAATGCCAGGAGCGTCAAAGAAAGGTGGTTGGAAGTTTTTGGAAAATGCACTCAAGAATAATCAAGCACTGATATTGAAAAGAATTCAAGAGGAAGCAAGGATCAAATGAACGCTCCTGTGAAGGATCTCAAAGATATTTTAGAAGCTGGAACAAGTTTAGTTTTTGGAACTGATTTATTCATTGGACTTGGCCCAACTTCACCCGATAATTATGCGGCATTGCGTGATTCAGGGGGCCGTCCCCCAGTTGCACAATATACTTATAAATATCCAACGGTGCAAGTGTATGTAAGGAATAATGGGTATCTAGCAGGATATGAACAAGCAGAAACAATACAGAATTGTTTACATGGAATAAGAAGTGAAATTTGGAATTCCACGAAATATATACAAATTCTTGCCAGTTCTGAAATTTTGTATCTTGGAACAGATGAGAACGGTCGGGCAGAATTCTCTTTGAACTTTGAGATACACAGAACTAAACAGAACTGAATAAAATAATGATGTGACATAAAGGAGGTGATATAAATGAGTAATGCATGTAGTGGCGTAGGAACAATATTCCGTAGGTGGGACAATTCTGCTTATGAAGATATTGCAGAAATTAATTCTATTTCTGGGCCAGGGATGTCCCGAAGCACAATTGATACTACCAGTTTAGATACGACAGGCGGATATCGTACTTTTATTGCAGGATTTCGGGATGCTGGTACTATTTCTCTCAATATGAATTTCACTCGTACTACTTATGAATTAATGAAAGATGATTTTGAGAGTGATACAGAAGTAGATTATGAAATACTTCTGCCGGATGATGAAAACACCAGTTTGAATTTTGCTGGTTTAGTGACTGAATTACCGTTGGATATTCCCACGGATGATAAAATCACTGCGAATGTGACCATCAAGATATCTGGAACAGTGTCGTTGAACTCTGGTTCGAATAGTCCGGGGTAGGGTAGATGCGGTAGATAAGGAATGTACAGACTTAATCAAAGTCTTTTATTAGTTTGAAAGTAATCAAAAAGGAGTAAGAAAATGGCATTAGATCGATCAACAATTTTGGGTGCTTCAGATGTAAAAATTGAAGAATGCGATGTTTCCCAATGGTGGGGAGATGTAGTCCATATCAAATCACTGTCAGGAGTGGATAGAGATGCTTTTGAAGCGTCTATGTTTGAAGGACGCGGAAAGGATCGAAGGGAAAATTTAGCAAACTTACGAGCACGTTTGCTTGTAAAAACACTTGTCGCACCGGATGGAACTAAACTTTTTACAGAAAAAGATATTAGAGCATTGGGGAATAAGAATGCGGCCGCATTGGATAAATGCTTTGCTCAGGCAAGAGAACTATCTGGAATGACCGTTGACGATGTCGAGGAAATGGTAAAAAACTCCGAGGAAGTCCAAGACGATTCTACTTCCGATTAGCATTGTCTTTGGGCTGTACTGTCGCAGAGTTATTGGAACGGATAAGTTCAAAAGAGTTAACAGAGTGGATGGCATATGATCAATTAGAACCATTTGGACCAAAAGCGGTAAATTTGAACGCAGGATTAATAGTAAGTGCTTATGCAAATTGTCATAGGAAAAAAGGTAGTAAACCAATTCGACCAGATAAAATGGCGATCGGTGATTTTGGTTATGGGGGAAATGAAAATACAGGAGGTTCTTCTCGTGCAGTAAAAAAACAGACAGTGGAAGAACAAAAACAAATGATATTTGCAATTGCTGGTGCATTTGGGACAAAGAAAACAAAGGAAAAGTTGAGATAGAATGGCGACGATTGGCACATTAGTTGCACAAATTACAGGGGATACTTCCGGTTTACGTCGGGCCGAACGAGATACCAAAAAGCATTGTAGTGGTATTGAAAATTCCCTGAAGACGATGAAACGTGTTGCTATAACTGCGTTTGCTGGGTGGGGAATGGCCCAGTTAGCTCGTGAAATTATCCAGACCGCAGATGCTTTAATTTTAGTCAAGGGCCGTCTCAGTTTGGTTACCACAGGAACCGCTGATTTAGCACGAGTCCAAGAAAAATTATTCAATGTTGCCAACCAAACGCGAGTGGCTTATCAGGGTACTGCTGATTTATATGCTCGAATTGCTCGCTCAACGAGAGAGTTAGGTATTTCTCAGGAAGATTTAATCCAGACTACAAAAACCATTAACCAGGCCTTAATTGTTTCTGGTGCTTCGGCTACAGAAGCAAGTGCAGCGTTAGTTCAGTTGAGCCAAGGTCTCGCATCTGGTACTTTGCGTGGTGATGAGCTTCGTTCCGTATTAGAGCAAACCCCGCGTCTTGCAAGGGCTATGGCCGAAGGTTTAGGGGTTG